AAATATCCAAGTCACCCGTTGGGATGCGGAATACGTCACCTGTTTCGATGGTCTTAGATGATGTCAGTGCAGCGTATGCAAGCAGGTTGCCGCCAGTTGAAGCATCGTAAACACCAACGTGGGTCACAGTGCCGTAATTAGCTGTGGCTGTTGGATACTCTACCGCCGCTGAGTTGGATGATGTGCTGCCAGTAGTGGTAAATGCTACGGTTTGTCGAGCGTAAGCTGTGCCTGAAGTAGATACCTCAGTACCTGAATCATCTTCATCAGGGTTTGATGTGTGCAAGCCAAGATACATAGTCGCAGGCGCAGTAAATGCTGTGCCGCTGAATGTGTGTGCAAGCAGTTTATTTTCCAAATAATTAGAAAAAGACATTAGCCCAATCCTCGTACTTTAAGTGTCATGCCAGAGCCGGAGTAACGTGCCTTCTCAGACGCGCTGTTCACATTCTGCACTGCGGCAGAATACATTTGCGCCCAAACCGCGACTCTAGCATCCTCGGCTAAGTATGGCGCACTGTGGAGCAAAGCCCCATATAGGTAAACGTCTGGCGCGTCAGTCAACAACCAGTTGGTACTGTTGGTAGCCAAATCAGGAATTTTTTGATAGTACAGCAGCTCGAAGTCAGTGTTTTCAGTAGGCGTTGGATATAGCTCGAACTGACCGTCAGCGTGGCAATAGTAATACGGTAATACCGTAGATACATTCTCATTCTTAGCGCGAATGTCTGCGATAGCAGCGCGTGATGCCAGCGTAAGTGCTGAAGTACCTGAGCCGGTCAGGTGTAGGCGGATGGTCTCAAGCCAATCGCTTGGCACTTGCATGTACTGATCGCCAGCTGATTGCTGACCGCTAGTGCGTGCTTCCATCTTCCAGTGGCGAACTTCACGATTAAGCTGGGCTTCTGCCATCTGGATGAACGTAGGAATAATAGACGTCAGGTCATCTCGGTTCAGAAAATCCGCGATAGCTGTCTGTAGATTTGTGTAGTTAGTAATAGCCATTATTTGTAACCTAGCTTCTTGTATATATCATCCCAAAACTCATAGACAGCTGCTCCCAAAGTACTATTAGGGTCTACTGAATTATCAGGTCTAATATACGTCTGACCCATTGATGGGTATTGAGAGTATACCTCGCCTCTAAACGGATTGCCTAGTTCGGCTGGTGGCGTATTCATTCGCTCTTGAACCAATCTGGCTTCAGCTTCACCTGCCAAGTTTTCATAGTTCCAGAACGCACCTGCACGGTTTCTGCTTAATTGTGTTGGTTCACCAAGACCAAGACCTGCTGTTTGTGTTCTGTCTTTAATGATTGGATTGAGAATATCCTGAGCCTCGTTAAGCGCATATCTTTGATTGCGCAAAGACCCTTCATCCTTAACCCACTTATTAATTGCTCTTTCGTATTTCTGAGTAGGATTTTTAACAGTTTCTGCTCGAACTTGCTTAACCAAATTAGGGTCTAATGACTCTTCACCTGCTTTAATTGCTCGCTGAATGTACTCTTCATAGTTAGCGTTACGCTCAGACTTTGGACGATGTTTCTTAGCCCAACTAATATCGTTACGCATTCTGTACTCAGCATTATGCTCCATCAATGATGCGCCGCTGCTAAAGATATGGCGGCGTTTATCAGTCAGATTGCCGCCCTTGTAGTAATCCTCAAGGTATCCACGTAAACGATTAATCTCGTCCATTTTGCGAGAAGTTTCTGCCAGCATAGAAACCTCATCAACATTATGAGCAGCCCTGCTTTCAGCCATCTGTTTATCAATATCAGCCTTTTTACGAGCAATGTTATTCTGAGCCATGTCAGCAATATTAGGAATTTTCTCACCCAAGCTAATACTGCCGCCCGTAGGTGTTCCTTCTCTCATTTGAACTGCATGCTGAAGCTCATGCAATAACGTACTGCGCTGCTCGTTAATATCTTTAGGCATACCAGTTTTATTAAACGTTACGGTATCGGCTGAAGGCGTGTACCAAGCCATTGCGCTTCTTGATGGGTCATCAGTAAATCTGACATCCATGTATTGCATATCAGGATAATTTTTATACAACTCAGGATGTTTAAGAACATCTTGTAGAGTAGCAGTCTGACCCACTTTAAATGTAGATAAGTCTCCGCCTAAATTTGATGGATAGTCTGGAATCTCAAATGAGGTATTTCCTGCATCATCAACGCGAATCTTTGTCTTGTCATAAATTCTATCAGGCTTCTCGCCTTGTTTAGCCATCTGGCTAGCTTGGAACATATCTTCAGCGGGGGCATTCTTAGCTGTACCGCCACCCCAAATTCCTAGCTGCTCGCCATACTTGCCAAGACGACCCATTGGGGCATAGCTCAATCCAGTCATGGCAAGGTTAGCAGGCTGAAAGAATTGGTCTGGTTCTTGTACGGCAGAACGTACATCTGCGGCAGCTCCAAGACCCCATGCGATAGGCGAAGCATTAACTACAGGCGTTACAGATGAGATAAGTGCGGCTTTATCTAGCCAGTGCATGTTATCCCATGCTTCTTCTGGCATATTCTTCAGCGCATCCATCAAGCCTTCATTTTTGCGCTTCTGCTCTTCAGATACGTATTTGTCAGATAATTGACTAGCAGTTAAACCTTCAAGAATACCCATCAACGACCACCAAAGAACTGTGGATAACGCTTCATAACCTGTGCCTCAAAGTCCATGAAGTCCATTGGGTCTGGTGATGTCTCGATAGGACGGTAGTGTGGCTGGGCGCTGAGTGCTTGTAGGATTCCGACTACGTCTTGCTCAGACAGCTGGACATCGTAGTTACGCTCGCCTTTGTCGTTGTAGACCAGATAACCGTCTTCGTCCTTCGCTTGGAAGTTGCCCCACTTAGACTGCTTCGGCTCAATCTCCATCTCAGTACCACGCGCAGTGTATTCGCCCGTCAACGCTTTGATAGCGTCGAGGATTCCAATCAATTCGTCTTCAGACATTTGAGGCGTTCTAGGCATCGTCTGATTATACAGAGTTTCCTCGTCAGGCAACACCTTTGACGTTTCGTCGTATCGCAGTACCCCAAGAGTTACTAATAGGACTATAGCCGACAGCGAAATAGCGGAAAGCGTCCGCTCCGTGTGATGCCCAGTCATGTTTTGGTCTACCTTGCCATGCCTTGTTGGTCTCATTGTACTCACGGTGATACTGGCGTAAACAGTCAATGCCTCGCTCGACCTTCTCAGCATCGAACCAACAGCGTGGAAGAATAGACCTGACAGCCTGTATGCCGTCGTCTACGCCGAGTTTAGGTGCAATAGTGATAGGACGTACACCTAGATTGTCTAACGTCTCTATCCGGCTTTTTCCAGAGCCTAACTCTTTCACCTGTACGTCATGCGGAAGGATATGCTCAGAGTAGACGTAGCCTTTGTCTTGCAGGACACGAGCGTAATGGTCTAGTCCTACCCCGTTCTGCTCGTAGTAGTCGATGATACGTATTTCAGCCCCCGAGACTTGGAGAAACCAAATCGACGTCGAATCCCCAATCCCAAGGTCCCAAGAGGTAATAACACCAAGGCTAGGCTCGTAAGGAACAAAACCAATACGACCAGAAGACTTTGCATCACGCATCTCGATAGCATAGTAAGCCCCACTATTATGCGTTAAAAAATCACCGAGCCAGATAAAATCGTAGGCTTCTGGACGCTTCTCTTGGTCAGTCTGGCGTTCTAGCTCTAAGACTTCAGGGAACCATGGGTTATCCATGTAGTTCATCTCGACAATCTTAGCGCCGTCAGGTGGGTCATCACGGAAGCGTTTGTGAGTTGCCGACTCTTTGCTCTCAGGGTTCCATGTCACCCATATCTCAGAGTCATGCTCACGCACGGTAGGTATCAGCTTTGACCAAGCGGTCTCTGACACAGTCTCAGCCTCGTCCACCCATGCCAGCAAGATACGAGCCTTAGATTTGATTGAGTCCAAGTTACGGCGTAAGCCAGCAAAGACGTAAGAGACTCGACCATCCTTACTACGAATAAACTTCTCCCCCACTTCGTAGTAGTCAGCCAGCCAAGGTACTTCGCTTATCGCAGCTTTAATCTCTTCAAGTGACGAATCATCCAGAGAGTTCATGAACTCACGACCGCAGAGTATCTGACCAGTCTTACCCGCCATCCCCCATTGATAGCCACGTACAGCTGTCATCAACGCAAAGGTACGAGTCTTACCACTACCACGACCACCATAGGCGCCACGGTAACGAGACTTACCTTCGAATACAGGTACGAGCTTATTCGGTATCTTCAGCTGAGCTTTCATTGGTGACCCCAACCAATTCAACAACGACAGGCTTCATAGAGCCGTCTGAGCTTGTAACGTCTTGTGAGACTTTGTCTGAGTAGTCGTGCTTCGTTAGCACCAGCTTAGTGATAGCAGTGTTGAACTCGCCTGTTAAGCCGTTATTTAGCAGCGTGAACTCTTGCTCAGTATTGAGTTCCGCTAATATGTGTAAAAACTCATCATTATTGTCAGCCCAGTTATAGATAGTCTTCTTTGATACACCTATAACTTTAGCTAATCCTACAGCTGATGGCATTACATGACCTAGCGTCATCCAGTCGCCAGCGATGTAGTTCTCAGCCTTCTTGATGATCTCTTCAGTAAGTTTTGTTGGTCTACCCATTTTGGGGCTTATCGTCCCCATATTGGGGCTATCTGCTTGTGCCATGTCTCAGCGTCCAAACGTAATGATAGCCCCTAGTTTACTACATTACTTGACGTTGTAGTAGTAGCCACGGTCTTCAGAGTTACCACCGAAGATGTTTTGCATCATGCCGTTGTGATCGAAGTCACCAGTGGTGTTAGCTGAAGCTGAGAAGTTCATGCCGAAAGTCGCTACGCCACGACCTGTAGCATTAGCAGTAGACTTATGCTCAGCAGAACCATTGTGATTGACGTTTGCTTTCTCAGCAGCCATTGCTGGCATAACCAGAAAGATTGCGCCCCATACGATTGCTAGGGCTACACCGATTACCATTTTCACTTGTTTCATTTGCACAACCTCATTGTGTATACATTGTAGATACATCTAGTATATTAGAAAACTCTAATGTAAGTCAAGCATTGATAATCAGTATGGCGGTATCCATCACCAGCTTCTTCTTCACCAAGTAGGCTAGCTTTGGACATGTGTCGCCTCGACCAGTGAACTTAGCTGGCTTGAGGTTGTTGTCATCAATCATTTTCTTTAGGCGTTCTGGTGAGGTGATGATGTATTCGTCGTCAGTAAAGAATACCCACCGATATGACTTGGTAGTGGAGAGTGCTGACGGCTTACCGTTGAACTCTATCTCGATGACGATGTTGCCAGTCTGCTTCGACATAGGGTCGTACTTGACCTCAACCCAATCATCTTCTGGTGGTGGTATGTAGATATCACCGTCCTTGCAGTAACCGTCTACGATGTAGGCTTCAGGGTAAATGGCTCTAACCATCTCAAGAACCTTTAACTCTACCTTCTTGCCTCTATTTAGGTCGCTTCTGAATGTGTCGTGTGCGTTCATAAAAAAAAGACCCCACTATAGTGAGGTCAAAGTCCACCTAGGAGAAGTGCGGGAGCGTTGGAGATGTCAAACCAACAAGGTGGATAGGGTAGCTAGGAGTATAGCTGAGGATAAACCGATTGCAATGGCTTCTAACCTAGACATTAGCAACCTTCCTTAGACATATCGTAGTAGAGGTCAGCTAGGTACTCACGCTTACCTTCTTCGTACTCAGCGTCAATGTCGTCTTTGAAGTGTTCGCCAATGATTTCCTTAGTACGCTTGACGATGGTGTCAAAGATGTCGTCGCGTAGGTCTTTGTCGTTACACATAGTGACCATGTTGTAACCGACTAACTGGTCAATCAGCGTATCTTCGACAAAGTCTAGGTGCTTAGGGTCGTTGAAAATCTCGTCAACCGATTCTTCAAAATAATCTTCGTAGTTAAACATGTTGTGACCTCATGTGGGGGCTAAGCCCCCGTTGATTAGTTAAATTCTTTGATGGTTAGCTTTGCTTCTTCAAGCGTTGCGGTTTCGTAAATCCAGCCGCCTACTGAGAATATGTACACATGGCAATCAAGGTCATATTCAATCTCTACTCCAAGGTATGTCTGCACTTTTATTTCCTCATCTGTTGTGCTTCGATGTTGTAACTATAGCACTGTAAACAAATGCGTCAACATATTTTTGTTAAAAAGATGCCAAAATATTTTCTATTGATTGAACTCGATTGATAGCAATCTTGTATCGCTTCTGGTCAGACCAAGGTATGTATTTGCCTGCCTTCTGCCACTGGCGGTAGATATTCAGGAACAGCTCGTCACTAGCCTTCTCTTCTAAGAGCTTCTTCTTGCGCCATTCACTCTTGTCCACTGTCATCGGATTCTCGAATAGGCTGCTCACGGGCAACCCAATAGCCTCTGCCACGTCCTTGCCCGTCGCCTGACACGAGAAGCAGTAGCATAGGACTCTGTTGTCCTTCACGGATACGGTCATCGATGGATTGTTGTCGTTGTGTACGGGGCATTTTGCTTTCCACTTATTAGTTCCAACCTGCTTGACCCCTTCGAGTTTTGACAGAACGTCATTAATCATCTTTTAGACCTCGACCATTTGATATTTGAGTGTGTTATCCAGTTAAGTGTGTCTTGGTGTGCCTTCTCAGCGATTACCGGCGTAATCTTGTTAGGGTAGACACCAAAGCGCTCTCTGTATTTATTCATCGCCCAGCCACGCTTGTAGCCACGCTCGTTGCCAATCTGCACCAAGTCACCAAAGAACCGTGCCTTAGCCTCGCCAGATACCAAACGGTTGGCGCGTTTAGCATCCTTAATCTCTTCAAGGATTGAGCCGTCGTCCTTCAGCTCTACCTCACGGGGAACCTCGTAGCCACATGAACAGCGTAGACCTGTGAAGATTGAGTAGCACTGAGGACATTCTTTAGGCTTGGTCTCTTTCTTCTCTTTCTTCGTCTGCTTACGCTCGTCGAACTTATCCTCACCGTCATCCAAGTGTTCAGGGATGATGTACTCAGGCATACCTAAGTTAGAGATGTTGCCAGCATGGTCAAGGTAGATTGAGTATTCCTTACCCTCAGCCAAGCGCATGATGCGACCAGCACGTTGTACGTGTTGGATTAGAGACTTGGTTGGGTAAGCGTCGATTAGGCAGCGCACTTTGGGGGCGTCGTAGCCAGTATTCAGCAGCTTAGAGCATGAGAGTATTTTGAACTCGCCGTTGTCGTGTGCTTCAAAGAGCATCTGACGTTCGTGGTCTGGCATGTAGCCATCGATGTGTTCTGCTGAAATACCTGATTCATTGAATCGTTCCACCATGTGTTTGCTGTGGGCTATCGTCGGGCAGAACATAATTGTCTGCGAGTCTTCCCCGTGCAGCTTCCAATTCTTAATAATGTCGCCGGTCAATTCGTTGTCGCTGGTGAGACGTTTACCCAAGTGATTTGGGTCGTAGTCAGTACCACCAGTCTTCAAAGCCCGACGCTTCAAACCTTTGACGTTAGCCTTCTTTCCGCCCCAATAACGAACTGGAGTTAAATAGTTTTCGTCGAGAAGCTCGATTGGCGTGCTTGGGACGACTAAGTCTGTGTACCATTTTCCCAGACCTTTGCTGAAAGGGGTAGCTGACAGACCTATGAACGGCACTGCATTAAATGCGTTCATGTAGTCCGAAAGTGTTTCGTAGTGGGTATGACACTCGTCAACTACTGCGATGTCAAAAGGCAGTTTGTTTTGGCGGCGAGCGAGCGTCTGGATAGAACAGATTTGAATATCAGCGTCAGGGTTCCAACGCCAGTGGTCGCCTTGGATAACACCCACATTAAGTTTGAACTCATCGAAAGAATCGAGAGCTTGCTGGACGAGCTTGATACGGTCGCAGATAAAGACACCTTTCTTACCACGCTTGGCAGCTTCAGCCAGAATGTAGGCAGCGACACGGGTCTTGCCGAATGAGCAAGGTGCAGCCAGTACGATGCGTTTATTACCTTTACGTAAAGAGTCACGCAGCATCTCAATAGCGCGTTCTTGATGTGGACGTAGGCTAATCATACGAACTGACCTAAGCGATTGAGTAGCTTGTAGTTGAGGTTGTAGACAGTTATCGCGCATCTACCACAGGCTGTGCATTTCTTTTCAGTTATCTGCAATGGCAAGTCAGTGCCATCGACATCAATAAAATACTCTTCTGCTTTAGCCAGAGTCTTAATCTCTCGCTCTGACCTTGTTATCTCACCGCCGCATTTGCACTGCATTTCTTGTACCTCATTTTCTTCAGGCAATACCTGTCATTTAGACCGTTATGTGAAGGAACACTATGAATGGTCTTGAATCTGTAATTTTGCGATTCCTGCGTTATTGCGCCCACAGTTTCTAACGGTATGTGAAGCCGTCTATCGAGAATACTGCCATTCCCGTCTCCATCCTTAGAGAGTGTTCACGTTAGCGGACGTTTAGTTTCAGGTCGGTCTAAGCCCTGCGCCTTGGAATCGATTGTCGTTACGTAGCCTAGTAACTGACTGCTTTTGTATCCGGCGGCACAGTTAAGCCGCACACTTCAACGGGGAACATCCCGATTCCGGTGTGACTAAAACGCAGAGAGGAAAGAGTATTGACGCAGGCATGAACATGCTCTACATTAATCACCGAGTGTGACATTCACATTCATGAATGTGTCCGGATGTGGACGGTTCGGTTCTTTCCTTACCTTTCTACGTTCCGGTCACTTAAGGAGCCTGCCAAGCTCCATCCGGAACACGTTCAATTTAGTGGGTCTTTAGACCCGAGTCAAGCCCAATATCCACATACCCAAACCATTCACTAGGTTCTAGCGGGAATCGGGCAGCAAAACGGTCTTCCAGCGAGTAGGCTGCATCAACCAAATCAATCATGGTGTCGTAGTCGAAGCTATTCTGCTCGAATGCGTCTTTCCACTTTGAGTTGGTGATACAGAACTCTAGGATGCGACGGTTCTGGTGACTCGTCTCATCGAACTGATGCTCTTGGAACATATACTCACAACGAGCTTCTGCTTCTTCCTCGTCCATGTCGAGACCTTCAGCAATATCTTCAGGATACTCAAGACCAAGAGACAATAACGTCCATTCCAGTTCAGTAAGGTGCATTACAGGTACTCCGTCTCGCCGCAGCTGACTTCTTCGACTTTGTAGATTTCCATGCCAATGCGACCTTTGTTTAGGCTGCGAGCCATATCGACTGCACCAGACAATGTGTAGCCGTACCACGTCTTATCGTAGTCAGCACATGGGTATGGGTAACCTTGCTTCTGGCGCATATAGAATCTATACAGTTGCATGTTGTTGTTTCTCATCTTCAAGACCTCTGTTTACTAATGATGCTAGCTTCTCGTTATAGCTAGCGGCTAAATACTCACACGCTTCTAGTGTCTCGGCGTCACCTGCCACGCGTGATTTCTCAATACATTCAATCGTGCATTGTAGCTTTTCTTGAATGTCTCGGATTCGTTGGATGTCGTAACTCATCTTGATACCAGTATATTCATGTAAACAAGTATGTCAACTATTGTTGGCAATCTTTTTCTCTATTCGTAGTCTTTTCCTAAAGACCTCAGTGATTCGCTGCAAATAGTGGACATCGAAGTTCCTAATGGAAGAGTCTGCTTCTAGCTGTTGAACTTTGTCCTCACCAATGCGGCGAATCAGGTTTATTCTGAACTCTACGGCATTGCCTGACAAGTGACGGTTACATTTCACACACTGGGCATGGATGTTCCATGTATTGAACCGTAGGTGACCTGCGGCGCCACGAGACCTGTAGTGACCAGCATCCATGGTTCCGCCTAGCTTTTGCTGTGGTAAGTTGCCACAACTGATACAAGGCTTGTCACGGTCTCTGAACCGTACCCACGCATTGACGGCTTTCTGTGCCAGCTTCACCCAGTCAGATTTAGTACGCATCTTGGCAAGCTGTTCTTTGGTGTCCTGACGAACGCTTTTACGTACCACTGCTTGACCTTCTTCAGACTTAGCGAAGGCGATGAGATGCTCCATAGAACAAAATGCCCGCAGACCACCACGGATGGCAGTCTCAGCAGGCACTTTCTTCTTGCAGTAGCTACATTTACGATTCTTGGCTTGCATAGTCCATATACGCCTTTATGACTTCTGCCGCGACTTGCGGGACGATAGCGTTACCTGCTCCCCGCAGTAAGCCCACTCGATTGGGAACCCCATCAGCCAAAGGGAAAAGCGTGGGTTCAGTCGGGACGACCCTGTGTTTTCCGTCTCTAAATAAGACACTGCTGTAGCCAGAGGATTTCCACCATTGACCCCTCTCGGGTTGTTTGGATTCTTGCTTGCTCCGCCCGTCGATGCTGTTGGAGTGGGATACGAAGAACAATCGTTCTCTTTTGTGCGGGGCGCCGACGCTGCAAGCTGGCAATACGACCATTGCTGTGGCGTAACC